GATATACTCAGAGCAATATCATAACAAAACAAACTCAGAATATAAACTCTTTGGAAACCTAGTAGAATTTATCTCTTTAGATTTTCCTCAGAAAGTAAGAGGTAGAAAAAGGGATTTGCTATTCTGTAATGAAGCAAACGAGCTAACATACGAGCAATGGAATCAGCTAGTATTTAGAACAGAGGGCAGGATAATAATAGACTTTAACCCATCAGATGAGTTCCACTTCATATATGACAAGATACTCACTAGAGAGGACTGCGACTTCTACATAACTAACTACACAGATAATCCTTTTTTAGATCCTAGCTTAGTAGAAGAAATAGAAAGGCTAAAAGAAACAGATGAGCAGTACTGGCAAATATATGGACTAGGACTTAGAGGGATAAGCAAAGCTACTATCTTTAACTTCACAGAAGGCAAGCGACCTGATGATGCACAGCTAGTAGGATATGGTATGGATATAGGATACTCTGTAGATCCTAGCAGCTTAGTTGAGGTATATCAGAAAGACTACACACTCTACTGCAAAGAGCTACTCTATAGAACAATGATGACCACAACAGACATCCATAGATTTCTACAGGAGCAAAACCTAGAGGAATACATATACATAGATTCAGCAGAGCCTAGACTGATAGAAGAGCTTAGAAGAATGGGTAATATGGTTAGACCTACTATAAAAGGGCAAGATAGTATTAGAGCAGGAATCGACTTACTAAAGAGATACAAGCTAGTTATAGACCCACAGAGCGACAATCTAATAAGAGAGATGCGTAACTATAAGTGGCAAGAAGATCGCACAGGAAAGCTGCTTAATAAGCCTCAGCAAGGTAATGACCACACCATTGATGCTCTAAGATATGCTACATACAACATCCTCTCTAGACCTAACTATGGAAAATATGCAGTAAGCTAAAAAAAAAGTTATTTTTATTTGTTAATTAAAAAAATAGTTATAAATTAGCTATAACATTAAAAACAAGTATTATGAAAAACTACGATTGGACACCTGACAGAGAGCTAACACCTCCTGATGTTTACGAAAGAGAATGCTGCGAATGTGGCAGACCTATAAGCGATTATAGCGATTACTGGTGCAGCGATGCCTGCTTTGAAGCAAGTTTATTATAAATTAAAGTATTATGAAAGATTACATTTTTTTAACCACACCTTTTTTCATTCTGACCTTCATCTTTCTACTGCTTTGTAAATTTGCAGATAGCTTGATGGGAATAGGTTGATTTTTGTTTTTGTTTAATTGGGGAAGAGAGCAGCAGAAATGTTGCTCTTTTTTTTTATTTTTAAAAAAACTTGATTTATACGTTATATAGATATGAAGATAGATATTACAGTACCTGATAAACTTTCTGAGATTACTCTAGGACAGTATCAGAAATTCTTAAAGATACAGAAGGAGTCAGAAGATGAGAGATTCCTTTCCTCTAAGATGATAGAGATCTTTTGCAATATTAGTTTAGTAGATGTTATGAAACTCAAGCTCTCAGATGTTAATGGCATCTGTAGTATCTTATCAGATATGTTTAATGAAAAGCCTGCACTTAGACGTAGATTCTTTTTAGATGGAGTAGAGTATGGGTTTGTGCCAAACTTAGAAGATATATCTTTTGGGGAGTATGTAGATCTTGACAACTATTTGTCAGACTGGGAGATGATGGACAAAGCTATGGGAGTTCTATACAGACCTATTAAGACTAAATACGGAGAAAGATATTCTATTGAGGAGTACAATGCTAGTGATACTGGGGTAATGAAAGATATGCCGTTAGATGCTGCTCTAGGTGCTGTGCTTTTTTTTTACCATTTAGGGATAGACTTATCAATGATTATGATGAACTATTTGGAACACAAGGAGGAGACAGCTTTACAGCAGTATCTCAATTTAGCAGGAAGTGGGGATGGTATCAATCTATTTACACGCTCGCTCAAGGAGATGTTACAAGATATGAAAATATCACTCAATTAAACGTACATAAAGCACTATTAGCATTGTCATTCATAAAAGAAAAATCAGAGTTGGAATCAAAACAAATTAAAAGCAAGTTCAAATGAGTTATCAAGCAGCAAGAGGCTTCTATTTAATAACAAACCTTATAGAGGATTTACTAATAGCAGATGAGTACATCAACACAGTTACTTATGGAGATATCTCTGATGTAGATCTAAACAAGCAGACTATCTTTCCTTTAGGACACCTTATAGTAAACTCTATTACATCCTCAGAGCAGACACTTACTTTTAATGTTAGCATCTTAGCTATGGACTTAGTTAATGTAGAGAAGAAGCCAACTACAAACTGGTTTAGAGGTAACACGAATGAGCAAGATGTGCTTAATGCTCAATTTAAGGTACTTAATAAACTACTGCAAAAAATAAGAATAGGAGACCTCTACAGAGAGGGTTATCAGATTATAGGAGATGTATCATTTGAGCCTTTTACAGATAGATTTGAGAACCTATTAGCAGGATGGGCAGCTACCTTTGATGTAGTGATTAACAACGATCAATCCGTTTGCTAATGCAGCTAAAGAATACCAAAGACGAGCTAAACAAGTTTGCTAAGTATGTGATACAGCAAGCAAGGACTAATCTGTCTAAGAACAGAAAGAACGTTACTAGCGACCTCTATGGCTCTCTAGGATATGATTTAAACGTATCAGCTAACAGCTTTTCTTTAGAGTTCTATATGCTTCCTTATGGAGCTTATGTAGATAAAGGGGTATCAGGCACAAAGAAGAAGTACAACACGATATTTTCTTTTACTAATAAACAGCCTCCTTCTGAGCCTTTAGCTAAGTGGGCAAAAGCTAAGAATATCAGACTAAGAGATGAGAAAGGAAGATACACTAAAGGAACATACAAAAGCATAGGATTTATTCTAGCAAGATCTATTAAGGAGAAAGGCATTAAGCCTTCTTTGTTTTTTACTAAGCCTTTTGAGAAAGCCTTTGAGAGACTTCCTGCTGACCTTATAGATAAATTCAATTTAGATTTAGATGACTTATTAGATTTTACGACATAATGGCAAATATATTACTCAGATCACCTTACTACGAATACAACACTCAAGCAGGTTCAGCAACAGCTACTATGGAGCTTTTCATAGATGGCACATTAAGATACACACTCTCAAAAGATGTAGATTCTGCTGAGGGTGCATTATTTGAAATCAGCGAGCTAGCAAGAGATTACTTAGATATAACATTTGATGGAACATACACCTCTCAAGTGCTAACCATTACAGGAGATATAAAGTTCTACGATTCTAGTGATGCACAGGTAGGTTCTACAGTTAGCTTCTCACATAAGGGATTTGATGGCTACGGAAAGTTTTTAGATGGTGCTAATCCTACTATAACATCAGCAAGTCTGCTGCAAAGTAACACAACAATGTACTGGCTAGAAGGACAAGCAGGAAGAATACCTGAAGAAAGCTCAGGAGCTATTAACTATTACTCTTTTGGATCATCAGATACCACAGCATCAGCAGGAGGACAGTCAGTAACTATAAAGAGAGTTTGCGAGGCTAGATACACACCTATCTTAGTAACCTTTGTAAACAAATTTGGAGCATTGCAAGATATGTACTTCTTTAAGAAATCTATAGAAAGTGTTAGCACTAGCTCAGAGACTTACAAGCGGTCTTTAGTTGATAGCACAGGAAGCTACTCTACTAACAAGCACTCAGTACGAACTCTTAGAACAATAGGCACTCAGTCAATCACTATGAATACAGGCTATATGGATCAGGGGATGAATGCAGTACTAGAGCAGCTATTAATGTCTCAGCAAGTGTGGATGAATTATGAGTCTAATGTAACACCTATTACAATTACAAGCAATCAGCTAACTTATAAAACTAGCGTCAATGATAAGCTAGTAGATTACACTATAACAGCTCAGATGGCTTTTAATCTTGCAAATGACCTCAGATAATGCAGACAATACAGCTATACATAGATGGACAAAGAGTAGATCTTTTTAAAGATGAGTCAGTAAGCATAACTCAGACCATACAGAATGTAAAAGATATAGCTAAGGTATTTACTGATTTTAGTAAAACCTTTAATTTGCCTGCCTCAAGAACTAATAACAAGATATTTCAGCACTATTATAACTACCACATAGATGATGGCTACGATGCTAGAAAGAAAGTATCAGCAAGAATCGACCTAAACAACAAAGAATTTAGAAAAGGAAAGATAAAGCTAGAAGGAGTAGATTTAAAAGAGGGTGAGCCACATACCTATAGAATCACTTTCTTTGGCAATACAGTTAATCTTAAAGACTTAGTAGGAGAAGATACATTAAGCTCTTTAGACTGGCTAAACAACTTCAATGCTACTTACAATGCAGCTACTGTTAAAACAGCTCTTACAGCAGGAATAGACAAAACTGTAGATTCTGTTACTTACACAGATGCTCTAGTAGCACCTTTGATTACACATACTACAAGATTATTTTATAACACAGCCTACTCTAATGTAGCTTATCCTGATGAGAACTCAGGCAACTTATATCCTAATGGCACTACCTCTCCCACTATGCACGGAGTTTACTACGGAGAGCTAAAATATGCCATAGCAGTACATCTTATAGTAAAAGCAATAGAAGAGACATACGACATTACATTCTCAGATGACTTCTTTGATAGCACAAATGACAGCTACTATGATTTGTATATGTGGCTACATAGAAAGAAAGGAGATGCCTTTGAGGAGGATGAGCCAATAACAGAGCTAATAGATAACTTTACAGTAGATACATCTTCTATGAGTAAGGTGCTATTTCTACAATCTAGCTTTTTTATATTTGGATTAGTAGGCTCTCAGTCGCTTCCTTACACTCTTACAGTTAATAGTTCTACATCTAATCCTTACACAGTTATCCTTAAAAAGGATGGGCAGGTATTTGCTCAGCAAAGTGTTACTAGTGGCAATAATGTTTTAACTGGGTATTTAACTAACAGCTCATCAGGCTACTCTGTTTACATTCAGACAGACACGGCTATGACAGTTACCTCTGTTACAGTAGAGATAACAGATCCTTACATCTCACAAAGCAATACTTATTCTACTAGTGGCTCTTCATCAATAACTACTACTAGAAACTTCATTATAACAGAGCAGATTCCTAAGATAAAAGTCATAGACTTCCTTACAGGACTTTTTAAGATGTTTAATTTGACAGCTTACTATGATGGGGAGACTA